CGGGCACCGGTGGATTGTTAGAGCAGCTACACCGCAAGCCGGTCACGGCTATAGTGCGGCTTTTCTATATATCGACGAAGCGTGGGATATTTCCGAGGACAGTTTAGATACCGGACTTTTGCCGACTCAACGCGCTGTAAAAAACCCTATTTGTATTATCTCGTCTACAGCTGGCACACAAAATAGCCACGCGCTTTTACGTTGGCGCGGTCAGGGTATACGGCAGATAGACGCCGGCGAAGTTGGCCCTATGTATTTTGCTGAATGGTCACCCCCGGCAACTCTTGACCCGATGACGCCCGAGGCTTGGAAAATGAGTAACCCAAGTTTGGGGCGGGGTGGTTTAACTATTGACGTTTTGCACGCCGAAGCTAAAGCGCCCAACCGGGCTAGTTTTCTACGAAGTTCTGTAAATATTTGGATTGCCGATAGTACAAGTTGGCTCGAGCCGGGTTTATTTGCGTCTTGCGCTACCACCGACCCCATACCAAAAGGCGGCACATTATCCGTAGAAACTTCGTTGGACGGTACGCGCTATGTAGGCGTTCGCGCCGTACAAAACGGCAATAGATCATTAGTTACCGTCACTTTTGACGTAGACAGCCTTGCGGCAGCGTGGGAACGTATTGCGGAACAAATGCGCGACCCGTCGCTACAACTAACAATTACGCCACCGTTTGAGATTTCTTGCCCCCGTGAATATGACAGCCGCCGCGCCATAGTTGGCTATCGAGAGCTAGGCCGATGGACACAAGGCGTACGCGCGTTAATTGTCGAAGGCCGCGTAGCTCACTCGGGCGAAATTTCGCTAATAGAACAAACCGAGCGCGCAGTACTTGTACGCCATCAGCAAACCGTGGCGTTATCTAGTGCCCGATCTAGTGGCCCTATTGAAATGGCCCGCGCTATGGTGTTCGCTGTTGCAATGGTTTCACGCCCGGCCAATAACGCTAAACCTATTGTCGCGTTCTCTAACGGTTAGCATTAGTTCGGTTTTGGGGCGCGTCGGGCGCCCCAATTCCACCCAACCGGCTAAACCTTGTGGCATAATGCGCCTATGGCTTTATTCCGACGCGACATTAAACCGACATACGGCGTAGCCGAACCTGAAATAAAAGCCGCCGTAGGTTACGGCTATGTGCAGCAAGGCAACCAAGGCGCTAGCCAAATTGGGCCGCCGTATTTTGCATACGCCGAAGATGGTGCCCGCGCTAAATGTATGTCAGTACCGACTATTAGCCGCGCCCGTGATCTGATCGCGTCCGTAATTGGTTGTCTACCTTTAGAGATGTATACCCTTCAATGGAACGGCGAAGAAATGGAAGAAATCCCATTAGCGCCCCGCAGCTGGCTACAGCGTTTAGACCCGGACAATACAAATAACTTTACGTTTTCGTGGCTATTCGACGATCTTTTTTTCTTCGGGGTGTGCTACCTACATGTAAAATCTAGGACGGCCGACGGCTACCCCGCGTCGTTCCAACGTTTACCGGCAAACCTTGTAACCACAATGGATCAGCAAGGCGCAATCAGTTACGGCCCGTCGAAACAGCTTATGTTCTTAGGTTTACCGCTTGACTACAAAGACGTTATCCAATTCATTAGCCCTATTCAGGCGCTAACTACTGTGGCCCCGCGCGCTATTGACACAGCCTTAAAGCTGGAGCAGGCCGCCAACCGCAACGCAGTAGCGGTGCAGCCGTCCGGCGTCCTTAAACAAACCGGGGGCCAGCCTTTGAGCAGCGAAGAACTAGCGCAAATGGCGCAATCGTTTAACGTGGCGCGCATGTCTAACAGCGTTGCCGCGATCTCGGAACACTTGACCTACAGCGAGACAAGCGCAACCCCGGACAAAATGCTATTAAGCGAGGCGCGCAACTTTCAAGCGCTCGAAATGTCACGACTAGCCAATATCCCCGGCTTTCTTTGTAACTTGTCGATCGGCGGATACAACTATTCCAACAGTAGGGACGCCCGCGAGCAGCTATGGCTATTTGCATGCAAGGCCTACGCTACTTGCCTCTCCGAGGGTTTGTCAGGCGACAACGTGCTACCGCGCGGCACCTATGTGCGCTTAAACCCGAAACAGTATTTAGCAGCCGATTACATGGGTAGTTACGGCGAAGAAATGCCCGACGAAATGCCAGCATTAACCGAAACAGTTAGAGTACCGTTGAGCTAATGATTAAATTAACCGCTACCGCAATAACCGTAGACGCAGCAGCCGCCGACGGCACACGCACCGGCCAACGCGTAATTATGGGCATTGCAGCGCCTTATGGCGTAACCGCTTCTGTAAGTTCAGGCGAAACCGTTTTATTTGAGCCGGGCAGCCTAACCGCACCGGATCGTATGCCACGCGTTTATATGTTCCACGACTCAAGCCAGCCCGTCGGCATCGTTACACAGCTCGATAACTCAAGCCCTAACGAATTACTATTTTCGGCTCGCATTAGTGCCACGCCTCTTGGCGATACAGCATTGACCCTTTCAGCCGACGGGGTGCTTGACGTCTCCGTAGGTATCTCACCGCAGCAATGGACAACCGACGACGCCGGCACCATGCGCATTACCGCAGCTACGGTAGACGAAATTTCTTTGGTGCCACAGCCGGCATTTAACGCCGCAAAAATTACCGAGGTTTATGCGTCGGCAAGTATCCACCACAACCCCGACGAAATAGACAATAATTCAGAAAACCCACTAGATGAGGAAACCCCCGAAATGGAAAAGACACCCGAAGTAGCAGCCGTAGAAGCAGCAACACCAACAGCGCCAATTTGGGCAGAAGCGCCACGCCGCTTTACATTGCCTAGCCCAGCCGAATACATGGCCGCGTATGCGTCTAGTTCGTCAGAATTTGCAACGCTTAACGCGCGCATTAAAGCCGCAGCGCCGGACATTACGACCGGTTCGACTGGTGGAATTTTGCCAGAAATCATCACGGGCAGCGTGTACGACTCGCTAAATCCAATTAGACCGTTTGTTAGTGCAATCGGGACTAAGGCGATGCCTACAGCTGGCGCAACATTCCGCCGCCCGAAAATTACCGTACGGCCGACCGTTACGCAGCAACCGACAGGCGAACTAAACACGCTTGATCCGTCTACCGTAACCGTGTCAAATAACGACATTTCTAAACTTACATTTGGTACATACGTCACCGTTTCCGAACAAGACCTCGACTGGACAGACCCCGCCTCTATTAACATCATTCTTGAGCAACTTGCTATTGCCTACGGACAAGCCACCGACAACTACGCCGTAGATCAGTTGGTAGCACAGACAACACAAACCGAAACCCTTACAAGTTTCAGCGGTGCAGACATTACCGAAGCTGTTTACGGCGCGGCCTATCAGATCAGCAACAGCAGCAACTACCTACCTACTCATTATGTAGTAAGCCCCGTAACATGGGCGAAATTGGGTATGGCTGTCGATAGCTCAAATCGTCCGGTATTTCCGTACGTTGGCGCTCCCGGAATGAACGCGCAAAACGCGCTTGGTACCTCGGCTGCTACATCATGGAACGGCAACCCACTTGGTTTGTCGCTTGTGGTTGATAAGAACATGTCCGGCGGAACAACCACCGGCACATTGTCCGGCGTTGTCGGTCACGCTGCTGGCCCTGCTGCTGGTTTTGAGTTTTACGAACAAATGAAGGGCGCTATTTCGGTAGATGTACCTTCAACTTTGGGCCGCACTATTGCGTTCCGTGGTTACGCGGCTGTTTTCATGGCCGACGCCACTAAGTTTGTTAAAATCGTAAACGCTTAGCCCGAAAGGCGGTTAGCCGCCAATGGCTATTTACACAGTTACGCATAAGACGTTAATTACTAATTACGCGTCTTTGCAGTTACTTGAACCGCACGACATTTCCCCCGGTGACGCTGTCACCGTTGCCGGGGTAAATGCAACGTTTAACGGATCGCGCACAGTTTACGCAACGCCTGAATATCTTTTTATTAGCGTTAGCACCGAAGGCGATTTAGAGTACGACTACAACGTACCGGTGCCGTACCAAATCATTTACGCGGTAACCGCCGACGACGTACAGCGCAGCGCGTCTACTGGCACCGTCACTAATGACCTAGTGGCCTGCACATGGATTTCGGCTAGCGATATCGAAGATTGGATCGGCATAGGCACCGCGAGCGCCTCGGACGCCGCCTTTTTGACTGTGTGCGCAGCTGCCGCAAACGAATTTTGTTTTACACGTAGAAAAATTGCGGGCTATCAGGACGTACCCGGGACAGTACCTAACGGCGCGGTAAAGCTCGGGACGACCCAATATGGCGGCGCGTTGTATCGACAGCGCGGCGGCCTGCAAGATATGGCTACTTTTGACGGCTACGGCACCGCCAGCACCAACGGCCTTAATGGCACAATTAAACAACTATTGGGCATTGACCGCCCAACGCTCGCGTAATGCCCGTAGCAGCCTTTACAGACCTATTTAACGAGTGCCTAGACGACCTCGCCGCAAAGCTGGCAACTATCTCGGGTTTGCAAGTAGTAACAGATCCAAGAAATTTGGTGCCCCCGTGTGTGTTCATCGACGCCCCAACATTTCAGGCCTACAACGGCAACATAGTTAAAATGTCTTTTCCGGTGCGTTGCATTACATTAGGGCCCGGCAACCTCGACGCGCAGCGCTCACTAATGAACTTGGCCGCCAAAGTACTTGGCGCGTCTGTAGGTGTCACCGATGGACGCCCCACTATGGCTATTATCGGGGGCGTAGAGCTTCCCGCCTACGATCTAAATATAAACATTCAAGCACAGACAAGTTAGGCACACAATGTACGTAATTCTTTCAGAACGCATAGGCACCGTAGGCGCAAAATACACCCCGGCACCCGGCGTAAACATCGACGCGCTAATTGCGTATGGCTTTATCGGTTTAAGTTCCACCACTAAGGCCGCTAAATCTGCTAAAACAGAGACAGACACCGACACAGAAACCGATACAAAGGACTAACCCCTATGGCTACTAGCACACTTTTAAGCAACCCACACGTACTAATTAACTCGGTCGATATGTCCGACCAATGCACCGCGGCTAATTTTTCTATCGACTACGCGCAGCTCACCGCTACAGCTTTTGGCGATGTCGATAACAAATACGTAAAAGGCCTAGGCGATCACTCGGTCACGCTTTCGTTTTACGGATCGTTTGCAGCTACCGAAACATGGGCAACGCTTAACGGCCTTGTAGGCACAACTACAACTATCATCGTTTCACCATCCGCGCCTGCAACACCGGGCACCTATTCGGCTACTAATCCCGGCATGACACTTACCGGCACGTTCCTAGCCTCGCTACCGGTCAATTTTGCACTAGGCGAGCTAAATACAATGGACGTAGTTTTTACTGGCGGCGTCTACACGCTCGACGTATCCTGATCTAAACACCTAACAAAAAGGCCCGACATGAATATAACAATTCGAGTAACCCGCAACGACGGCGTATACGAAGTACACACAAACCTAATGGTAGTAGTGCTATGGGAACGCAAATACAAAATGCGCGCCAGCGACCTAGCAAACGGCGTAGCGATGGAACACCTAGCGTACATGGCGTACGAAGCTAGTAAAATGGCTAATATCGTTGTACCGGTTTCATTCGACCAGTTTATTAAAGAGTGCGCCGCGCTGGAAGTTGTAGATAGTGAAAACCCAAACCCTACAGAGTCGGCAGCTACCGCCGACAACTAGCCGAACTACTGGTAGCGGTTCACTTTTGGCCACCGTCGATAGATTTCGACACGGCAGATTTAGCAACCGTAGTAGATGTTTTAAACACTCAAC